AGAGCTATAACTTATTTAAAAGGAAGCAACTAATGAACCTTAATACTTTAGTACCTGACATCTATAAGCACCTTGAGAAACTATCAGAGGGTGAGCCTTTACCCCTGACTGATGCCGACATAGACAGAGCCGTACAAGGTATGACAGAGGCTCTACGTTCTTGGGCAACTCCTCGCAAACGAGATACTAACTTCACTGTACGCATGTCTAACGTAGGCAAGCCCTCACGCCAGTTGTGGTATGAGAAGCGTGACCCTCAAGGGCGTGGCGGTATTGATGGGCCAACACAGATTAAGTTTCTATACGGCCACTTGCTTGAAGAGATTGTGTTGATGCTAGTACGCATGGCAGGTCACGAAGTAACAGACGAGCAGAAAGAAGTTACAGTTGACGGCATCGTAGGCCACATGGATTGCAAGATCAACGGTGAAGTAGTCGATGTTAAGACAGCCTCTCGCTTTGCGTTCAACAAGTTTAAGGAAGGACGCTTAGCTCAAGATGATCCGTTCGGTTACTTAGGTCAGCTTGCAGGGTATGAGGCGGCAGAGGGTACAGAGAACGGTGGCTTCTTGGTGTTGAACAAAGAGAGCGGCGAGTTGTGCATGTATGTCCCCGATGATCTTGACAAGCCTAACATCCGATCATCTATTGGTATTCTTTTACCTGCACTAGAGCTTGACACACCACCTGCATTGTGTTATACTCCCATCCCTGACGGTAAGAAAGGAAACATGAAACTACCGAAGGGGTGTAACTGGTGTAAGTATAAGTTTAAATGTTATGCAGATTCTAATGATGGTAAAGGTCTACGAACCTTTAAATACTCCAATGGACGAACATACTTAACAGAGGTTGTAGTCGAACCTAAAGTAGAGGAACTACTATGAACGGAAGGAAAGCTAAGCGAATACGAGCGCACTCAAGTACTATATTTGTAGAGTGGTTTAAGACTTTAGTCACTGAAGAAGAAGGCCAGAAGATAAACACTAAAAACTATACAAACTATATGCCTGAGCAGACACACTTTATGGCTCACCGTACCATGCACCGCAACGCCTATCATCCTAAGTGGATAGGCAACAAGATACTGCGAGTGCTTAAAGCTAACCCTAAACGTGAAATAGAAAGTATTACTCTTGGAGAGATCAATTGAGTATTGAAGAGATGATCATTGCTACAGGAAGTTACTTATACAATGCAGGTGGGTCTTCTAATTCTATTATAGATATAGAAGAAGATTTTCTTCACGACCTACAGATGTTAATAGAAGCAGAGCTAGAACGCAGAGAGGCAATCATCCATTGAAAAAGGTTAGGAAAGGTTTCCGCAAACCAAGAGCCGTTCGCCCAGTGGGAAAGGATCTTGTGCAGGGGTATGATTCTAACTGGGAGTATCAGTTACATACAGGAATCCTAGATGTCTGGAGCTTCCATACAGAAAAGGTTCCATATACAATTGACCACAACTACCACCCAGACTTCATCAAAGATATTGAAGGTAAGAAGATTTTACTTGAAGCTAAAGGAAGGTTCTGGGACTATGCTGAGTTCAGTAAGTATATATGGATAAGTAAAGCGTTGCCGGAAGACACTGAACTAGTGTTTCTTTTTGCCAATCCAAGTGCGCCAATGCCACAGGCTAAACGTAGAAAGGATGGAACTAAAAGAAGCCACGGTGAGTGGGCAAGTGCTAACAACTTTAGATGGTTCAGCGAAGAGAGCATCCCTGATAGTTGGATTAACCCAAAGAAGAGGGAGAGTTTTGACTGACATTAGCCGTAAAGACGAAAGGCGCGATAGGTTTTTAAGGAAGAAGAAGTTTAAGAAGATTAACTCTGCTTCTAAATTAAAAGATACTAAGCGCAAAGAACCTAAACTTAATTTAAATGAAGAGATCGCACATGAACCGATTAAATGACGCAACACCATCAGATTGGGATAGAGTACGTAAAGAACATCCTGCTATTGATAAAAGCACAATAGACCATCAGCCCTACATTGACATGGCTATGAAAGAAGCACATGCATATTCACACGACGAAGCTATACGCACAGCTTTAAAAGATCTTGCAACTAAAATGCCTTCGCTTGAAGATGTAGTCAACAAGCCAAAGCATTACAATACTGGTAATATAGAATGCATTGAAGCCATTGAAGAGTCTATGTCTTCGGTAGCTTTCAAGGGTTATCTCAAGGGTAACTGTATGAAATACCTTTGGCGCTATGATTACAAAGGCAAGCAGGTAGAAGACTTACAAAAAGCTATGTGGTATCTAGCATTATTAACAGACAAAGTAACCAAGGAGAACAATTAATGGATCAGTATCAACAGTTTATACACAAGTCACGCTACGCACGATGGATTCCAGAGCATAGCCGTAGAGAAACATGGAGCGAAACAGTCTTTCGTTATGTTTCATTCTGGAGGGATCGTGAGCAGATCACAGTTAAGGAAGGACAGAAACTGTACGATGCAATACACAACCTTGAAGTCATGCCCTCTATGCGTTGCATGATGACAGCAGGTAAGGCACTAGATAAAGATAACGTAGCAGGATTCAACTGTAGCTACCTGCATATAGATTCACCGCGATCCTTTGATGAGTTGATGTATGTTCTTATGTGCGGTACAGGTGTAGGGTTCAGCGTTGAGCGCAACTTCATTAACAAACTACCAGAGATTGCTGAGAGCTTTCATCAAACTGACAGTCTTATAGTAGTGTCTGACAGCAAGATTGGTTGGGCTTCAGCGTTCCGTGAGTTGATTGCTATGCTGTACGCAGGTAAGATACCGCAGTGGGATGTGAGCAGGGTGAGAGGCTCAGGAGAGAGGCTTAAAACCTTTGGTGGTCGTGCATCAGGGCCAGAGCCGTTGGTTGATTTGTTTAATTTCTGCGTAGAGATTTTCCAGAAGTCTTCGGGGCGTAAGCTGACAAGCATTGAGTGCCATGACATCTGTTGTAAGATAGCTGACATCGTAGTTGTTGGTGGTGTTAGGCGTTCAGCATTAATAAGTTTATCTAATTTATCTGATCAGCGTATGTCGAAAGCTAAGTCGGGAGATTGGTGGAGGAACGAGGGTCATAGACGCTTAGCCAATAACAGCGTAGCGTATACTGAGAAGCCTGACTTTGAATCCTTCCTGTCTGAGATGCAGACCATGTACGAGAGCAAGGCAGGAGAACGAGGAATCTTCAGTCGTGTTGCGGCACAGAAAATTGCAGGTCGAAATGGACGTAGAGATGCTGAGCATGAATTCGGAACCAACCCCTGTTCTGAAATTATCTTGCGCTCTAATCAGTTTTGCAACCTTAGCGAAGTGGTTGTACGTGCAGACGATACTCTAGCAATACTCAAGAAAAAGGTTGAGACTGCCGCTATCATTGGCACCCTTCAAGCTACGCTCACAGACTTTAGATACTTGCGGAATGTTTGGAAGCGCAACACCGAAGAAGAAGCACTGTTAGGTTTAAGCTTGACAGGTATAATGGATCACCCTGTTATTGGAGTGTCGTCAGATAAAACAGCACAGTGGCTAGAGGAGTTAAAACTTGTTGCTATTAAAACAAATAAGAAGTGGGCTGAGAAGCTTGGTATCAATCAGTCTGTGGCTATTACATGCGTTAAGCCAAGCGGCACTGTGTCTCAGCTTGTTGATAGTGCTTCTGGCATACATCCTCGTTTCTCAAAGCACTACATTAGAAGGGTTCGTTCGGACGCAAAAGACCCGTTGGCTCAGTTCATGTCAACCGCAGGATTCCCAGTAGAGCAAGACACAATGAGTCCTGCATCTCTGGTGTATAGTTTCCCTGTTAAGTCTCCTAAGACTAGCACAACAGTTAAACAAGTTGGAGCAATGCAACAGTTGGCTTTGTGGAAAACATATCAGAACAGTTGGTGTGAGCATAAGCCAAGCATCACGGTGTACTACACTGACGATGAGTTCCTGCAAGTAGCGCAGTGGATATGGGATAACTTTGATATCTGTAGCGGCATTAGCTTACTACCTGTTAGCGATCATGTGTATCAGCAAGCACCCTATGAAGATATCACTGCTGAGAAGTACAAAGAGTTAGTAGAGGTGATGCCCAAGGGTGTTGATTGGAGTGATCTAGAACAGTATGAAATGGAGGACAACACGACAGGCTCACAGGAGTTAGCTTGTGTAGGTGGTGCATGTGAAATCGTTTAATAAAGGCAAGGAAGCCAACATCATAGGTTTTAAAGTCTTGATAAACTGTGAGGGGATTGTTGTTACAGAAATGAGCGGCATCCCCGCTAGTGATTTAAACCAAGTATTTAAAGGAGATGAATTGTTAATTATAAGAAACATTGTACAACTTACGAAACCAAAACTAGAGGCATTACATAAGTTCTTGGAGGATGAACTCAACGCCTTGAATCATATGCCCTCCTAATGCAGTAAGATATTAGCCATTATACAAAAGCAACAAATTAAATTAATAGTAACTAGCGTTGTCCGTATAACAGCCACGGCATTAGCTTCGGAATCTGTGTCTCCCACTTTCTCGCCTAGGCTCAAAGCCCACAGTTTCCAAAACTTTTTCATTACTCACCATTAACATTTACTTTTTAGACTTAGCACCCGAACACTTCCAACGCTTTCGCGATAAGTTGTTCGGAGTGTTAGGGTCATTTTGTTTCTTTTTAGATAGTCCTTTTTTAATACCTAAACTTCTGGCACAGTAACTATCCCCTTTCGATGTACCCGCTCTAACTCTAGGCCCACCGCCCTTTGCTTTACCTGCTTGTCCATAGCTAACTTTCTTTCCACTGGCTGTAACTTTTACTTTTGCTTTACCTTTTCTGGGAGTAGCCATTATACTTTCCTGTATTGTTTAGTTTTAGAAGCAACCTTCTTGGGCTGTGCGCTGTGCTGTTTGCCCTTCTTAGTATCCGCCTTTTTCTTTTTGGTTGTTGCCGCATACTGTGCAGGTGTCAAAGCCTTTATAGCTTTCTTAGGTAAGTATCTCTCACCTGTTTTAGCACTAGGCTTGCCAGACTTTGTAGTCCACTCTTGTTTTGTCCAAGCCTTCAAAGACTTCTGAGGTTTCTTTAGCGACACTTGTGCGTACCTTTTGCTTTCATCTTAGATTTTTTAGACAAGTCCTTCAAATGAAATAACTTTACACTTGTCTTAGTGTGAGACTTGTTAGTGTGTAAAGTTCCGTCAGCCATCTTGTGACTAGAACCTTTATGCTCTGTGCCATCTTTCTTATAATGTTTAACACCTTTCATTTGTAACCTCCTCCTGCTTCTTTGTATTGCTTGGCAAGCATCTGAGCTTTTCGTGCGCTCCACTGTCCTGCTTTGCCGCCCTTAGTTCCTGCTGTTATTTTGTTAAACAATCTTTTACGCATTGTAGGCTTGGTGTAGTTACCTGCCTCGTTGACTTTTGATTTTTTCTTAGCCGCCATTACTTGCTCCTCGCTACTGATTTTGTTTTCTCTACTGTACGCATGGCTCCAAGACCTAACATGCCCATGAGTACACTTGTAAGCAATGAGCTATCTACAGGCGGGACAGTAAACCAAATACCTAAGATGGGTGCTAAGATTGTAGAATACATTAAAGCGAATCCGCAGATCCATCCAATAGCAGGTCGCCATCCAGAAACGAACAAGCTTTTGTGCGCGGCCTCAACTGCGTTAACAGCCAGTTGTCCCTTGGCTAACTCTTGAGCGTGACGTTCTGCC